ATGATTGCAGATTGCGAAACCTTTGCAGATGCTTGTATTGCTGCAGAAGAGATGTATCGCTATGACAAGCAATCTCAGAAAGAACAACAGCAAAATATTGATATTCCTGCATCATCTTCCGATTCAGGTTCTAGTCAAAGTGATAGGGAAATGACGCATGAGGAGATGCAAGAAGAAGCAGAGAGACGAGAGGAAGAAAATGAATCATCTATACAAGATGAAACTCTAGAGAATAATACTGGTTCCAATGGCAGTGTTATTGAACCTGAAGTAAGGACTGTTGATACTCTTGATGAAAGTCTACGTGAATTGGTATCTAATACTGGTGCTGACAATATTTACGTTGAACTTCCCAAGGTAAATCTTGATACTGTTATCGGTAAGAATAAAGAAATTCATAACTATATTGATTCCAACTGGATGATTCGTGATGAAAGAGATACTTTTAGAGTACCTGACTCTACATACAATCAATTCAAACGTTCTTCCCAGAAAGAAGTCAACTATCTTGTAAAAGAGTTTGAATGTAAAAAGGCAGCAGATTCTTATGCCCGTGCCTCTGTATCAAAAACAGGTGTTCTTGACTGCACTAAGCTACATACTTATAAGTATAATGACGATCTTTTCAAGAAGGTCACTACGCTTGCTGATGGTAAGAATCACGGACTAGTTTTTGTTCTTGATTGGTCTGGTTCTATGGCACCAGTTCTTGAAGATACCTGCAAGCAACTTTTCAACTTAATTTGGTTTTGTAAGAAAGTAAATATTCCTTTTGAGGTGTATGCTTTCACTAATGAGTGGATTCGACATAATACTCTTGCTAATGGTAATTGGGCACCTCTACCTTCTCACTATGAAGCAGAAGATGGACAACTTGTTGTTGAAGAGAATTTCTGTATGATGAATATTCTTACCAGTAAAGTTAATGGTAAGACTCTTGACCATCAGATGAAAAACATCTATCGCATTGCTTATTATTTTGCTTGTCGTGGTTGCTTTTCCTATGAACCTGGTCGCCGTGTGTCTCTTTCTGGGACACCATTGAATGAAGCAATCATCAGTCTTCATCAGATTCTTCCCACTTTCCAACGTGAAAACAAACTGCAGAAAGTTCAGTGTGTAATTCTGACTGATGGTGAGGCAGGTTTTGTTAATCGTCATGCCTTGGTTACTAACTACAAAGGTGAGGAGCATATTGGTTATAAGCGATTGGTTGCTGATCGCACTTTTGTCCGTGATCGTAAAATTGGTAATACATATCAACTTGGATATCGTTTTCATGAATTTACTGATATTCTTCTTCGTAATCTCAAAGATAACTTTGTTGATATGAATCTGATTGGTATTCGTGTTCTTGCTCCTAGAGATGCTAATCAATTTATCAAAATGTATCATGGCGATACTTGGTCTGAAGAAGCAGTAAAAATCAATAATACTTGGCGTAAAGAAAAGAGTTTTACTATTAAGAACTCTGGTTATGACTCATACTTTGGTATGTCTGCTACAGCACTAAACCAGGAAACTGATTTTGAAGTTAGTGAAGGTGCTACTAAAGCAAAAATCAAATCTGCTTTTGTAAAATCTTTGAAGATTAAAAAGTTAAACAAGCGTATCCTTGGAGAATTCATCTCTCTAGTTGTATGACAGACTTACCAGAATGGAGAAAGAAAGCACTTGCCGACCCTTCTCTAAAATCAGAACAAGTAGAAATCTTAATGCACGGACCTAAATCTTTAGCACAAGCATGGTTCCTAGCAGCAATGAGATACAAATATGGACGGTCAGAAGACTGACCACCTCCCCCTAGAAACCAACCCATCCTGCCTTATACTAAGGACATCAACAAACAAAGCAATGGCAATCTCCACTGAATACATCAGTTCTTCGCTCCGCAACCTCTACGGAACTACTTTTACCAGCGCAGAACTGAAAGCATGGTGTGCTATGAACGGAACCACTTATCAGACTGTTTCCAAAAAACTTGACCAATTCAAGGTTGGTCGTGGTAAGTGGAACCTTGAAGTGACACCTCAGAAAGTTGAAGAGATTGAGCGCACATATGAATCACCAGCAGCAATGCCTGCTGTCGAACAAAACCTTATTCCCAGCACAGATGATACCTTCGTCAAGTTTGGTAATTATGGCGATATTCGCAAAATTATTCAATCGCGACTATTTTATCCTACGTTTATTACGGGTCTTTCGGGTAATGGTAAAACGTTCTCTGTCGAACAAGCGTGTGCTCAACTTGGAAGAGAACTCATCCGTGTAAACCTGACTATTGAAACTGATGAAGATGACCTTGTGGGTGGTTTCCGGCTTGTTGATGGGAATACTGCATGGCACAATGGTCCAGTCATCGAAGCACTTGAGCGAGGTGCAATCCTCCTTCTGGATGAAATCGACCTGGCATCAAACAAAATCCTCTGCCTTCAGTCGGTTTTAGAAGGTAAAGGTGTGTTCCTCAAAAAGATTGGTAAGTATATCAAACCTACTGATGGATTTAATGTAATTGCTACGGCAAATACTAAAGGTAAAGGTTCTGAAGATGGTCGCTTCATTGGAACTAATGTTCTTAATGAAGCATTCTTGGAACGCTTCCCTGTGACTCTTGAGCAAGAGTATCCGACTCCAGCTAACGAAGCAAAGATTCTTTCTAAGGTTGCTGATACTGTGGGTGTCAATGATGATAAGTTTATCTCTCGTTTAGTTGATTGGGGTGACATTATCCGTAAGACCTTCTATGATGGTGGTATTGAAGAAATCATCAGCACCCGCCGTCTTGTTCATATTGTTCGTGCCTACAGTATCTTCAATGACAAGGCAAAGGCAATTCAAGTTTGCGTAAATCGTTTCGATGATGAAACCAAACAGGCATTCCTGGAATTGTATGATAAGGTTGATGTTGATTTCCAAATGCCCATTGACGAGGAGGTGCAATCCTGATATAATGACTAATGCTTGGAGTTTACTTTATGATGCCATGATTACTGATGCAAACTCAAATGATTACAATGACTTTTGGGAACAATCTTATAACTACAAAATCGCAAGCAATCCTGTGAACGAAGATAAAATTACATTTAATATTCCCGATCTTCCAGAACCTCCTAAGAATGACAATGGGTTCTGGAAGTATCATGAGGATGTTATCCTCAAAGAGATTCGTGATTACCTTAGTGGGACATACAACGCTCACTATGCTTCTCCCGAATCGCATACCCAGACACTTGATCTTATTGCAGGTATTGGTGATGCAGAACCATTCTGTAGATCTAATGCTATCAAGTATCTGTCTCGCTTTGGTAAGAAAGGTGGCAAAAATCAGCGAGACCTTTTGAAAGCAATTCACTATTGCATTCTTCTTTACCATTTTGCCGGACTCTGTAATGAAAATACGACACCTTATGAAACTTTCTGATAAAACTATTTCTGTCCTGAAGAACTTCTCTTCTATCAATCAGTCTATCCTCTTCAAAGAGGGTAACAAACTTCGCACTATTAGTGTGATGAAGAATATCCTTGCAGAGGCAACAGTATCTGAGGAGTTTAGTAAAGATTTTGGTATCTACGATCTCAACCAGTTTCTTAATGGTATGAGCCTTCACCAGCAACCTGAACTTGACTTTGCTAATGAAGGTTATGTGATGATTCGCGAAGGCAAGATGCGTTCTAAGTATTTCTTTGCTGATCCTAACGTTATTGTTACTCCTCCTGATAAAGAGATTAAACTTCCTAGTGAAGACGTTTGCTTTGAGTTGAGCACCGAACAATTAAATTCACTACTTAAAGCAGCAGCAGTATATCAACTGCCTGACATCTGTACTATTGGTGAAGCAGGTGTAGTTAGATTGGTTGCTCGCGATAAGAAGAACGACACTTCCAATGATTTTTCTATTGTTGTTGGTGAGACCGATGCAGAATTCTCTTTCAACTTTAAGGTTGAAAACATCAAGGTTCTCCCAGGAACTTATGAGGTTGTAGTGTCTTCTAAACTTCTCTCCCGTTTCACTAGTAAGAATCATGATCTCACGTATTACATCGCACTGGAACCCGACTCAACATTCGGTTGATATATGGATGAGAATTTTGGGCAGTGGTCTTGTGATCATTGCCTATTTTATTATTATTCACGTTGACCTAATGACCGGAGTGATAACTCAATTTGTAGCAGACCTTATTTCGATTCCTTACTTTATCAGGACAAAATCTTGGGATGTTGTTATGATGTTATCATTCCTACTTGCGATTTCGTTATCTAAATTGTTATGAATATCTTTGTAACTGACCCCAGTCCATACAAGTCTGCTGT